GGGCCTTGCCGGCACCGGCATCACCAGCTACATGATCGATCTCGCCAACCGCGCGTCGATCTCCAAGAGCGTGGTGAATCGCCTACGCGCTGGCGGCCTGGACGCTGCTGACCAAGCTCGACTCTTTGGGAACCTCAAGGGAATGAAGGGCGTCAAGGACATCGCTAAGTCCTGGGACAAGTGGTCGCCGGATGACAAGCGTCTCCTCGCACTGTTCGTACACCGCAACGCGCGGCGTTACCTCGGTGAAGGCGGAGTCGGCGACACCATCCAGCTCATGCACTCAGCGACCGGCCGCATCTTCACTCAGTTCCGTACCTTCCAGACCAACTCGTACACCTCGGTGCTCTTGCACGGGCTGCACATGCGTGACTGGCAGACGGCGCAGATGTGGATGGGTTCCACGCTGTTCGCTGGTATCGGCATGGCCGCTCGTAACTACGTCAACACCATCGGTGATCCTGAGAAGCGGGAGAAGCTGATGACGATGGATACGATTGGCAAGCAGGCGTTCCAGCAGTCGAGCTACTCCTCGATCCTCCCGTTCATGGTGGACACCGTTGCACACGACATGGGTCTCAAGAAGGCCCTCGGTGGTGATGACACTCCTGTCTTCGCCTATGGCCGCTCCACGGGCCTGGACTCCGGTGTACAGGGCATCCCCTCGCTGGCAACCGGACGTGCCCTGTGGGGTCTTCCGAAGCTCGCGGTGACAGCACTCGATCCACATGCACAGGTCACACAGAAGCAAGCCAAGGATGCGATGTCGCTCCTGTGGTTCCAGAACGTCACTGGCGTTCGTAACGGTCTCTCGTGGGCAGCTTCACAGCTCCCGAAGGGCGACACTCCCTAACTCTCTGGAGACACATGAACCCACTGGCTCGTGGCTACTCCTTCGTGATGTACCTCGCGGAGTCAGCGGTCACGTACACCATCCCCTTCCCCTACCTGCACTCCGAAGACATCCGGGTGTTCGCAGGGGATGTGGGGGATGCTGTGGAGCAGTCCTTCACCTGGACTGGCCCCACCACAATTCAACTGGCCGCCGAGGTTCCCTCGGGAATCCTCGTGACCATCCGCAGGTTCACTCCGCGCGACAGGAACCTCGTCGTCGTCGAAGACGGCACGCAGCTACCAGCGCGTGACTTGAACCTCAACAGTACACAGCTCCTCTACATCATCCAGGAGCAGCTCGACTTCGGCACCTACGGTGCTGGCGGCCTTCCTGGCGGCGGCTCTGGTTGGCCCGGTCAAGGCGACCAGCCTTCCCTGCCGATCCAGCAGATCATCGACGCGATCATGCAGTCGCCCATCATGGGCATCCTGGTGACCCGGCTCGATGACATCGACAACACGGCCGAGACGCTGATGGAAGAACTCCTCCGCAGCGACCAGACGTTCGACGAACGCCGGAAGCTCGAAGGACGCATCGCTATCGCAGAGACCAGCCTGACCGCGCTGGTGGACGATCACTCGTCCGTCGCCACGCAGATCACCGAGCTGTTCGCCAAGTTCGACGACTCCGCTGCGCAGTTCATCCAGGTCAACCAGGCCATCGCCACGGAGACCGAGGCACGCACCACGTCCGCCACGCAGCTCAGCGCGGCCATCAACGACAGCATCGCGCAGATCACCGACGTGAAGCAGGCGATTGCCAATGAGACCGAGGCACGATCCACCGCGATCACCAAGGTCGCTGCGGACTTCGACAAGGCCGACAAGGCCATCTCGCAGACCATGCAGACCTCCTACGCCACCAAGGACTACGCGCAGGCCATCGCGACCACCCAGGTCGAGGCGTTCTCCAACGGTTCCTTCGCGAACCTACAGAGCCGCTTCGAGGCCCTCGTGGTTGGCAATCCTGATCCTGGTGCAAACCCGGAATGGCAGGCGAACTGGTCGGTCAAGATGAATGGCGGAAAGATCGACGGCATCCCTGTGATCGCCGGCATCGGCCTGGGCATCGACAGCAAGACTGGCTCGACCTTCACGGTCATGGCTGACCGCTTCGCCATGGTCTCCCCGACCTACACCACTACGGGTGGCGTGGCGCAACTCAAGTATCCGTTCGTTGTCGGCACGGTCGGCGGCGTGAGCACCGTGGGCATCCAGGGTCAGCTCATCGTCGATGGCTCAGTGACAGCCAACAAGATCACTGCGAACTCCCTGTCAGCCATCACGGCCAACTTGGGCACGGTGAACGGCGGTACGTTCCGCACGTTCCAGCTCGACGGCAACGGCGCGATCATCAACCCGCTGGAGTTCCGCTGCGAGATGACGAACAACCCTGGCGATGCCTATCCGATGTGGATCGGTGCCGGGGCGAAGAACTGGAACAACGCAGTCTTCTCTGTCGATCGTTCGGGCAACGCCAAGTTCGCTGGACAGATCACCGCTCAGAACATGATCGGCAACTTGCAGAAGTCCACCTACACGTCGTGGACTGGCGACATCGCGGCGAACGTCGGCGGTGTCGGCGCACAGATCACCCTGACGACCCCTGTGCTCCTTGGGGAAGCTCAAGTGCCCGTGCTGCACGTTGAGTGTGAGATCCACAACCCCGGCTCCAACCCCTGCACAGGACTCATCATTCTGGAGAAGCTGGTCGGTTCGACGTGGGTAGTGATGAAGCAACACGCCTACTACATGAACGTCTCCTCCACCGCCTACGACTCAATGATGGCCCTGGACGGTGCAGCCACAGGCGCCGTGAGCTACCGCGTTCGCATCGACGGCACCGGGCAGATTCGCCCTGACTACTTCCACGTCACCGCCATCTCAATCTACGCCCTCGGGCTGAGGTAACTATCTCCGCAAACGACAACCCCGGCTCGATCTCGAACTCGACTCTAGCCGCTCGCATCTCCGCTCTGATCGACAAGTGGAACGGATACAAGAACGCACTGCGCGACTTGCTCACCAAGCAGACCGGCACGGTGGATATGGAAGACGGTACGGGTGCCATCGTCACCCTGCCGACCTTCCCGGCCCTACAGAAGACCGTCACGTCCCTTACGGAGAACTTGACGGGTGCCGCCGCGCAAGCACAGGCGTCCTCGTCGCAGGCTTCGGCCTTCGCATCGGCGTCGCTGAAGTCCGCTACTGACTCCGACACAGCCCGCGCCGCTTCCGTTGTCGCTAAGGATGCCGCTGCTGCCTCTGCGGTCACTGCGGGCACCTCGGCTTCCAACGCGACCTCGAAGGCCACTGACGCTGCTACAAGCGCAACCACGGCGACCACGAAGGCTGCTGCGGCTGACGCGTCTGCGGTGGCTGCGGCCAGCAGCGCGACGACCTCCAGGAACAACTCCGACAATGCCGGCTTCTCTGCGGCATCCGCGTTGTCCTCGAAGGGCGCTGCGGAAACCGCGCAGGGCCTCGCCCTGCAATACGCGAACGCTCCGGTGAACGTCCAGGTCTCGCCTGGTAACTTCTCGGCGTTCCATTGGGCCGAGCAGGCCCGCCTCACCGCCATCGGCGCGCTGATCTACCGAGGCAAGTGGTCTGCTGCATCCGGTGCAATGCCGGACAGTCCGAAGGTCGGCGACTTCTACATCGTCTCCGCTGCCGGCACCGTCAGCACCATCAAGTACGGCGTAGGCGACATGCTCGTTTACGACGGCGACTCCTGGGATCGCATCGACAACCAGACCGTCGTCACTACTGTCGCCGGCCGCACCGGCAACGTGGTGATCGGCATCTCCGACCTCGCGGGTCTACAGGGCACGCTTGATGCCAAGGCACCGCTGGCAAGTCCCGCCTTCTCGGGACTCGTTGATATGCCCTCGGCAACAGGTCGGTGCTTCTTCGCGTCAGGTGCGGGCGATGGCGCCTCCTACGCTACCCACAACAGCCGTGTGCATTTGCATTGGGGCCTCGGTCTTGCGGACTACACGGATACGGTTCGTGGCGTGTACGACGCCCGCACGGGTACGTGGGACACCTTGGGTGGCTACAAGGTCAACGGTAAGGCCGTGTGGCATGCGGGCAACTTCGACCCTGGCAGCTATCTGCCTGTCGGCGTGCGTACCTCCAAAGACGGAACGGTTCTCGCCAGCGGTAGCCCTCCTAACATCTCGGGGATCGTCAACAACAACGCCACCGCGCTGTGCATCGCGAACAACAACAACCAGTACGCAGCGGCCGTCATGTCCTTCCTCCGCGACGGTCAGTACGGCGCCCACTTCGGTATCGACACCGACAACCAGTGGAAGGTCGGCGGCTGGTCGATGGGTGCCAACGCGTACCGCGTGATCCACGAAGGCGTCACGAACTGGAACTGTGCCGGTCAGGTAGCAGGCAACAGCCTGACCACCCAAAGTAACGGCGGTGCGTACATCAACGGCAACGGCAGCGGCCTTCAGCACAATGGCAACGCGTACTTCGCAGGCCAGATGAACAGGCTATGGGCGAACAGTGCTGGTTGGGTAGGCATGCCGCGCATCTTCGTCCAGGGCAGTGACCCAGGCGGCGCTGCGCAAGACGGTGACCTGTGGATTTGGTGACCCATGCTGAAGATTAGAAGCGGCGGCGGGTGGCGCGATCCGGTGCAAGGACAAGCACGTAAGACCGGCGGCATCCAGACCAAGATCGGAAACATCTACAGGCGACAGGGAGGCGCCTGGGTGCTCGCGTTCGCTGCCTACACACCCGTTAGCGGCTCTGCCAGTCCCACCAGCATTTCAGGTGGCGCGCAGGGTGTCCCGAATTCCGGCAACGTCACCTCGAATGCTACAGCGGCCTACGGTGCAAACGGCAACGGCTCGTACAGCTACACCTGGTCAATCGTCTCCGTGAGCAACGGCGTCGCCCCGACCATCACCAGCCCGAACGGACAGTCCACAACCATCTCCCGTGTCGTGACTGCCGCTGTCGGCGCCATCACCGGCGTGCTGGCTTGCACCATCTCGGACGGCCAATCGTCCTTCGTGGTGTACGTGAACTACACCCTCTCCTACTCGACCAACAAGTAACCATGGACAACGACACGAAACTACTCGCTACCTTGGGCATCACCGGGGCCGTCATCGGCCTCGGCAAAACCCTTGCTTCGAGCGGCCCTTCCAACTGGAAGATCGCCCTCGCCCGCTGCATCACCACGGCCGGTCTCAGCATGAGTGCCGCGCTGGCCGTCGTGATCTTCCCCACGCTGTCCTTCCCGGCCCATGTGGGTCTCGCTGCGGCCCTGGCGTCCCTCGGGACGACCGCGCTGGAGAGTCTGTTCGCTCGCTTCCTCGGTGGCGGTAGTGGCAGCAAGTAAGGACGCACTCGAAGCCCTGCACTCCGCTATCGCCAACAAGCTCACCGACACCATCGAGAGCATGGATACGGACACCAAGGGACTCGCTGCGATCCTCAACGTCGCCCGACAGTTCGTCAAAGACAACGGCATCGAAGCCGTCATCGTACCTGGCAGTCCCGCTGGCAAGCTGGCGGACAAGCTCAAGGAGTTCCCCTTCGACGCAAGCTCTGACCGGAGCCATTGAGCGAGCCGCATCCGTTCGAGGACTTCCGTAACTTTGTCTACCATATCTGGCAGCAGCTCGGCCTACCGGCGCCGACTGCTGTCCAGTACGACATCGCTGCCTACCTGCAATACGGCCCTCGCCGCCGCGTCATCGAAGCCTTCCGAGGCATCGGGAAATCCTGGATCACCGCAGCGTATGTC